GAGTTTACTAATCAAGCAAAAAATTTTATAGACACTGATACATTTTCAAGTCCAGACCCAGAGTTTCCAACAGCACCACCAGAAGATGATGAAGAAGAAACAACACCAGATTGTCCAGATGGATATATTTATAATGAAACATTAAAACAATGTGTGCCAGACCCAGATTATGAAAATACATATAGAGGCGATGAGCAACAACAAACAAGTGGTGGCGGAACTATAGAAAACTTTATTCCTTCTGACACAGAAAGAGAAAGACAAATTAAAAGCGGTGATGCTAAATCATATATTGATAATTTAAAAAAACGTGGATTTATAACTGAACAAGATGGTAAACTATTTTTAAAAACAGAAAGTTTTGGTCAAAATCTTGCAAGTGGTGCTTTTGCTAGATTTGGTTTAGCAGATGAACCTAAAGCAAAAATGAATAGAATAATACAAGACTTACAACGTATGGGTGCTATTAACTTACAAATTACAGCAGGTGATATAGACCCAGAAACAGGCGAACCAGAAATAAAATTAGGTTCTCTTTTACAAGTATCAGATAAGGCAGGAACTTTCCCAACTTACAATTTTGCAGAAGGGGATATGACAAAAGGTAATATAGACCCATTTGCATTTCAAACATTTACACCTGCAGGCAGTACAGACAAATTTCAAACATTTGCAGATTATATTAATTCATTACAAAATGTTTCAACTAGTGTATCTGGCACAGGAACTAACGTTGTTCGCAGTGTACAAGAATCTAATATTGATAATGAAAAAGTTAGATTAGCTAGAGCTCAAGCAGATAAAGCAGAGGCAGAAGCTCAACAAGCACAAGTAAAAGCGTTTGAAGAATCTGGTGGAGATATAACGCAAAGACGAATAGCCGAACAAGAAAGAAAAGAACAATATGTAGAGCAACAACAAACTCAAGGAAAAAGTAAAAGCGAAGCAGAAAGAGATTATAATAGACAATTGGCTCAAGAAGCACTTGATAAAGGCGGGGCTTCTTTTGCAAAAGATACAGACACATCAACACCTAGTGGTAAAAGCTACACTCAATCTAAACTAGAAGAGGCGGCTAAAACAGGAAGATTTAGAGGATTTTAATAGGAGGAAATATGGCAAATGGAATGATGAATAGTCCTATGGGAGCACAACAGCCTCCTATGGAACAACCAGGAATGCAAATGGGAGCAGGAGAAGACGCTGTTCTTGATATGCATTTAACAGAAGATGTAAAAAGAGCACTACAAGCAAAAGGTGTAGATATATCTTCTGTAGCAGATAGAGGCCCCAAAGAGCCTGTAGTAGTAATACCAGTTTCAATAATTATGCAAAGATATCCAAGCGACTCACCAGAAAATTCTATGAAAGAGTTTGTAATGGATATGACAAAAATGGATTCTGCTCCATCACCGATGGCAAGTCAGCCACCGATGGCGGCAGATGCACCTAGTCCAGAAGGATTAGGAGCCCCAATGAATAGGCCACCTATGACTGCATAGTCATAGCCCCAAAGCGACTCTAGGCCACCTGTTTTCCAACAGCACCAATAAGGAGGATAAAATGGAAGAAAATAAACAAGAAGAGATTCAAGAACAAACTCAAGAATCTCAAACAGAGGCTCTTCTCGAGCCTATTCCTTATAAACGTAAAAATAATAAGGAAGAAACAGAGGATACAGCTACCGTTTCACAGGACACTTCTTCAGAAGAAGAGGCCACTCCAAAGGAAGAACGCCCTGTTAACGCTGAAGAGAAAGTGTTTAAGAAACGTTATGACGACCTTAAACGACATTATGATTCTACTGTCAATAAGCATAAAGACGATGTTGATAAACTAAAACGTCAACTAGAAGAAAATGCTGACAAGATTAACTTGCCAAAGACAAAAGAAGAAGTAGATGCTTGGAAAGCAAAATATCCAGACGTCTATGACATTATAGAAACTATAGCCTATACTAAGGCAGATGAAAAAGCTAAAAAACTACAAACTGAACTTAAAGAGTTAGAAACTCAACAAGCGAGCGTACAACGAGATAAGGCAGAGGTAGAGTTAGCTAAATTACATCCAGACTTTAATGACATAAGAGAAGACGAAAAGTTTCACGAATGGGTAGCAAAACAAGATTCTACAATTCAAGGTTGGTTGTATGATAATACATCTAATGCCAAATTAGCGGCTAGAGCCATAGACTTATACAAAATGGATACAGGATATGGTAAAAAGAAAACTAATAAATCATTAGAGGCATCTAAATCTGTTACATCTACTAGTAAACGTGAAGTTGATACTTCAAATAAAAAGATGTGGAAGGTTAGTGAAATAGCTAAACTAAAACCTCAACAATTTGCAAAGTATGAAAAAGATATCGACTTAGCTAGACAAGAGGGTAGGATTGTTAATGGTTAATCTTTAACTGTCTATAGGAGGACAACATGGCAATATCAAAAGCGGCAGGTTATGATAACCTACCATCGGGTAATTTTTTACCTATCATTTATAGCCAAAAAGTCCAAAAGTTCTTTAGAACTGCATCAGTAGTAGAAGATATTACTAATACTGACTATGCGGGAGAGATTGAAAATTTCGGAGATACAGTTAACATTATTAAAGAGCCTGTAATTTCAGTAAGTTCTTATACAAGAGGAAGTACAATTAACATCCAGAATTTGGCAGATGACCAAATTCAACTTATTGTAGACCAGGCAAATGCATTTGCATTTAAAGTTGACGATATTGAAGAAAGACAATCTCATATTAACTTTGAGTCTTTGGCTACTTCTTCTGGAGCATATGCTCTAAAAGATAAATATGACGAGAATGTCATTGCGGCAATGTTTGGCGGAGCAGGAACTACTATTGGTTCTGATGGCTCTGGAACTGACGTAGGTTTTGGTACTTCGGAAGAAGACCCAACAAACATTCTAGCAAACTCTGCTAGAAGATTGCATGCGGCAGACATTCCAACAGATAACAGATGGTTCTTAGGAACTCCAGAGTTTTACGAACAGCTTGGACAAGCTAACGCAAAAATAATGGATGCTTCTGTTACTGGCGATGCTTCATCACCATTAAGAAACGGAAACGTTTTAGATGGTCAAGTTAATGGTTTCAGACTATACATGACCAATAACTTTGCGGCATCATCAACTTCTAACTATTTTAAAGTAATGTTTGGACATATGTCTTCAACATGTACTGCAAACCAAATTGCAAAAACTGAAGTAGTTAGAGACCCAGATTCATTTGCAGATATCGTAAGAGGTTTGCATATATTTGGTAGAAAAGTACTTCGTACGGAAGCACTTTTTGCAAGACATATACTAATAGATTAATAGGAGGATATACGAATGGCAACAGTAAGTAAAGTTATTGGTAGTACTGCAGGACATCCTTCTACTAGAAGGAAGCCTTATTGGGTAGAAAATACAGTTGATTTTTCACTATTCGACCCTGCGGCTAACGATGTAGTACAAATGTTAAACATACCTGCTGAAACATTAATTATTAATGCAGGTATAGAAGTACTAACAGCTTCTGCGTCTGGTGTTACACTAGATTTAGGGGATGGTGGCGATGTAGATAGATATATTGATGGATTAGATTCCACATCTACTGGCCATGGTGCTCAAGTAATTAACGCATCTAATGTAGGACATGTATATGGTTCTGCTGATACTCTAGATGTAAAAGTTCTTGGTGCACAAGATACTTCTGGTAAAATCAGAGTATGGGCATTAATGTGTGATATTAGCGGTTCAGATGAAACTGCATCAAACAGCTCATAATTATAATGGG